AAGCCCTCCATTTTCAAATCAACCGCCGCGCTGGCAGGATATAAAAACATTTCCGGTTCATCTGTCGGTTTGTTCTGTTTCTTAATCAATATCCACGACGGGCTATGTTGATGACGAGATAACCACGCCACTTGTGACGGCTGTAACGTGACGCCATTGCTTGTTAAAAATTTAAGCTCCACAAAATGAAACACACCAAACTCGTCACATATAAGCAAGTCTGGTATTCCGGCTCCCACATAATTCTCAATCCGCGTCAGCAGCAACTTCCGCTTCGACCTCTGCGCCGCTTCCTTTATCTGCTTGTAAAAGCCGCTTTCTCGCTTTGTTGCGATTACTGGGGTTTTCATCTTCCGGCGTGACGTTGATTGTGACTGGGGCATAACTTTGCTTGAGTTCCTCTAGCGCTTTCAGAACATCCTCTTTGCTCATACTGTCGATAGAGCCATGACGGATTTCTGATTTGTTGACGTATATGTCCCCCTGCGCTTGTCCCCGTCTGTATTCAGCTTGCACGGCGGCACTGTATGCACCGTTCTGCAAAGCCAAATCTCTTATGTTCTGCAAATCTCTTACGTGCCGGTGAAACGTAATGCCATATTTTTCATCAAGTTCTCGCCGATACGATTGTATAGCCGCCACGACATGGGGCGATATGTGCGGGTTGGTCAGTTCATAGGCCCTGCTATGTGCAGACGTTACAGCATACCCAGCGTTTATGGCCGCCTCGCGCAGTGTAATCTGCCCGTCTTTACTCACCAGTTCCTTTACAAAAAGTTCCTGCTTACGAGTCAGGGGCTGGTCTACACCAGCCGGTGGTCTGCCCCGCCGTTCTCTAGGTTTTCCTGTTATCTTACCCGCCGCTACTCTTGCCATAATACCACCGTTAAAAAGGTCACGTTCAAATATTAATAGCGTATCTACTATATAGGTTCAAAATTATTTTTTATAAAAAACCAAAAATATCTGCAATAAGGCCGATTTTGAGGTAACACCATAAAATAAAGGGTGTTACCTGTTAGTGTTACTTTTTTTGTTATATATTACAATGAGTAACATGGTAAAGTAACGTGGTAACGCTGGTAACACCTATTTTGAAAATAAAAAAAATATTTTTTTGTTTTTGAGCCTATATAGTAGATACGAAACTAAAAAAGCGCGACCCGTGGGCCGCGCTCTCTAAATCATTGTTCTTGTTGATGTTTCACCCATTGCTGGTGTGATCTATCGAAGTAACGCAACCACTCTTCGACAAACTCAAGGTGTGTACACCTCTCATCTTTTGACGGTTTGATGCTATTTTTGCCGACTTCAAAGAAGCCGACCGGCACCATTTTGTCTGCGCTTTCTGAAGCGTAGGACAAGCCGCCCATGTCTGTTACGTGGCTGGTTTCGTCAGGACCGTACCAGACGGAGACGAAATGCGGGTACGAGCTACCGTTGTAGTTCGCCGCGTTTCTGGCCGCGGTCAGCGGGTCAAGAGCCTTGGCCCACGAGCCGTAGAATCCGGCGGTTGAAGCGATATAGGTGAAGCCGTTAGGCAACACCCAGTCTTTTGCACAATCAGTCATACTGATCTCCCGTTGTAATTAACGATTTCAAATAGCGGGTGGGCGAGATGGTCTACTAAGACCGTAGGATTGACCCCCAGCGTTACGTTAGAGGGTTCGCGCAGGTGTGTTCACCACCTCGCCCGTACAATCATTTCTGATTGTTCTTATACTATAGCATACTATCCCATACTTGTCAAGCATTAATTTTTTAAAAGTTTTATGTGCTGTTAACCGAATTTAAGTTAACATCCCATAATCGCCCATAGAAGCCCATACACAGGATTTGGGTGTTTTCCGGTGGTTTACTACCTTTGACCGGCCAACGGCGTTTTTGGCTTCCACCAACGATTACAGAGCATCTGCGACATAGTGTCGCACCCATCATTTTCTGACTTCAAATATATGGGATTTTATGATAGACTCTTATACATGGTAGTAGTCTACCTTTTACAACTACGGGAGAAAGCTATGGGAAAGAAAGATCCTTTTGGCTTCTTGGACGAGATGCTTGGGCCGTTGATCCAGCCACCCAAGCCGGTCAAGAAACCAAAACCAAAGCCTGTTAAAAAACCAAAATAAAAATTAGGGCGGCCATGTGCCGCCCTTTTTTAATGCGTGGTCTTCGGGTTTTCGTTTTCATACTCGACCGCGGCGCGGGCTCCGCTGGCCATGCACGACGTGATCATGCCAATGGCCGTTGTCGAGTCCGGCGAGGATATTATCAGCCGGAAGATAATCGCGGTCAGTGCGCCGCCCATTACGGCTCCTGCGCCGTGGCCATCCTTGGCCATTTCATCCAGCAGGTCTTCGACCCGCTTACCGGCTTCATCAAAGCTATCGCTGCTATCCACGTTGTATCCTTTCCCAAGCGGCTCTTGTTTTCCACGCCCGCTTATAAGCTTCACGGGTATGCTCACCCTTAGATACTGTAAGTGAAGCGTGTAAATCTACCACCCGTTCTATTTCGTTGAGGGCCGTCGGCCAATCCATGTCTCTCGACAATTTTAAAATTTCTTCTCTCTTGTTCATGAAGCATCTCCCGTGGTGCCCATATTTGAAACCAGCAATCAGAACATAAGAACCGGCCACCGTCTTTTGCGGCAGCCGGTTCGTTACAGTTATGACAACGTGTGATCTTCAGCATTTTCACGATCCCTTTCAATACGAGCCGTGATTGCGTCCAGTAGCAGATGCGTAGCTTCCGCGTCACTTGGCGCACAGTCAAAGGACAACTCGACGACAAAGCGTGACATAACATTTGCCACATGGAAAGGGTTTGCCCCTTGAAGAGAAAACTCTTCAGTCACGTCGAGCAACCGGTCATACATATCCTCGTAGGATATCCGCGTATCTTTAACTGCCGTCATCGTTCACCAATCTCCTCAATTCTGTATGTGTCCTGCTCAAACACCTCTGGCGTTCCATCATATTCAAGATGAAACATCTCATGCGCCAACTCTTGAGCATGTTCCTCAGAGTCTGCCACAACCTCAATTCTTTTAGATATAGAGGCCACAATTTCAACTTCGTATTTCTTAGCCATTGGTTGTCTCCTCAACATCAATAATCACATCCTTAATGTGATCGTCCCAAATTTCTTCCTTAGCTAACTCTTTGGCCTCTTCCGCGTTGTTAGCTTCGACATCAATCCGGTGATACACCGTGACATACACTTTAAACTTTGGCATCATCGTCTCCCGTAGTACATAAGATAACTCCTATATACTACGGTGACAACATATTGTCAAGCCCCAACTGCTTGGTCTTTATCATCGCGCAGAATACGGACGATATCTTCGATTGGTGTCATGTCGAGCCCGATATGTTCTGCGGCCCCACGATACCGGTTGAGCCATGCCGCCAGCTGCACACCTGCCTGCCGACGCAGTTCTTCTTGCGACGCTTCGTCTTTAGGGTCAAAGGGTTCGTAGCCACCGCCCTCTTTACGTTTGGCTACCGGCGATATGTATGCCGGATACTCAGCGACCTTGATTGACACGACCTCACTTTGCTGGACCTCTTCCTGCTTAACCACGATCCGTAGTCCGCTGGCCATGCGCCGTGCCATGTCGATACGCCAGTTACGCGCCGCCGTGCTATCGTCTATGCCATAAAAGGCATCATACATTTCATGTTCCGGCTGGGTTGCCAGCCAGTCCACAAACTCATCAGCTTTAAATATGTTCAAACCAGTAGCTTGCAGATACTCGTCAATTATCCGCTGCTTGGTTTTTCTTGCAAAGTTACTCATTTATTCCTCCTTTTAAAAGTTAACCGCCTTGACTTACCGCAACTAACCGGAACTCGCCAAGACATACCGAAACCGCCATGCCACGCCTAACCCCAACCCAACTCGTCTCACCGTGCCTCACCAAAACCGCCATGCCACATCAGACCGCACTCAGCCACGCCACACCTCAACCGTCAAACCTCAACTCACCGATCCGTGCTCAAACAAAACAGACCTCAACCTAACCGCCTTGCCAGACCTTGCCCAACCGAACCTTACGAGACCCAACCGAAACGCACCATGACCGCCTTACCAGAACCGACCTCACCTCACCGCGACATACCTCACCGCGACATGCCAAAACCGCCGCGCCACAACAAATCTCAACTCATCGGAACCAACCAAAACTCATCTGACCAAACCAGAACCGCCAAGCCGCAACTTACCGTGCCTTACCCAAACGTAACTCAGAGAACCCAACCTAAACAGAACCGACCCCAACCGCCACAACGCGGCGCACCTGACCTGACCTGCCCTCATCTCTCCCAACCATAACCGTCTTTCCGTAACCCGCGACAGGGATATGCTGCAACGCGCACCAATGATGCGCGTTGCCCCATGTCTAATAACTAAGCAGCCCTCCGCAACCGCTCTTCTTGTAAGAACTGCATTAGTTCTGCTGTTTCTTGATCCGCGCACTCTGGATTGTCACGCGCTAGCTCCTGAACTGCACGGCCCTCTTCCATAAGCTCGTCCCACAACTCTTGGTATTCGCCCATATCTTCAGAACCGGCTATAGAGAATGTACCGAAAGACCCACGGCCTTTTTCCTGACGGAAATCGCCAAGGCCGATTAGTTGTCCGGCATTCTTTACAAGAGAAGAGATAGAACGTGCGCTGAAAGTAGGTGTAGAAAACCTGATTTCTACTTCGGCGCACCAGTTAGGAAGATAAGCACGAGTACGCATATCCGGTGTCCGGTTCATGTCCGCGGACCGTACCACGTCAATTTTAAGGTACGGCTTACCCCAGATATTTATATTTTCCTGTGGCAAAAAGATATTCCGGTTAACGCTGGTCTTGTTCACACCAGCCGTTTCAAGTGCAGCCGTGGCCATTGCACCCTTTACACCAGCCGCGGGAAAACACAAAAGCGTGTCACCTTTTGGTTGAGTGTGCATAGAGTCGGCAAACTCCTGTTCCGGATTATGTTTGATTTCTTTCTTTTCAGCCGCAGTCTTGCGGCCTGCGCCAACGAGAAGATCCCGTTTAGCTTTTGCCGACATACTGTTGAAGTACATCGGGGTTTGTCCAATCAAGCGGATTGTGATTTGGCCCTGCTTGATGACTGGGATGCTGATTGCATCATTAGTCTTTTTTGTAGCTGCCATTTTTTTCTCCTTTGCTAATGACATAAGATTTATCCTATATACTCTTACTACTACATATTGTCAAGCAGAAAAAAATGCCCCCAGAGTCGTGCGAACTCTGGGGGCTACTACGGGAACTGTAAAGCTTGGGATT